TGAAAAAATTGTAGCAGCTAATGCAACATGGGTTAATAAGTTTATTGAAGGTGTTAACGCTCTTGGCAATAATGTACAAAAGTTAAAAGTAGAGGACGTTACTGCAACATTTAAAACAATTACAACGGAAACAAAGAAGGCAGAAACCTCTTTAGAAGGAGCCAAACTATTAATTGATCAAATAGCTCAAAAACAACAAGAAAATGCTAAGGCAGAATTTGAATCTAAAACAAAACAAGCGCAGGCAGATGCTACTCAAGCACAAATGCTTATAGATCAAATTAAAGAAAGACAAAGAATTGAGAGAGAACTACAGGTAGCTCAAGATGCAAGGACAAAGGCAGCTAGTGAATCAGAAAAAGATCTGATTCAGAAAAAAATTGATGCTTTGGCTATAGAAAAAAAGACAGTTGATACTAACTTAGCAGCTACTAAAACAAAGCTACAAACAGAGGCTGAGGGATTAAGAAATAATCTTCAATTAAGGCTAGAGGCTTTACAAAGAGAACGAGATGCTATAGCACAGTTACTAAATACTATTGGAGGAATTATTAACGATAGATTAAATAAAGGTGTTGATGATCTTTTTGAGGCTCTTAAAAATGGCACTCTCACTATGAAGAACTTTAAGCAGGGCGTAATGCAACTATTTAAAGATATTTTATTTGATATTGGTAAGGCAATATTCAAAAAATATGTACTTGAGCCTATTCAAAACTCTATTAAGAGTGCTTTAGGAGGGTTACTAGGTGGCTTAACGGGAGGGATAAATAAGCAGATTAGTACAATTCAAAGTATGATTACTACTGGTCAAAGTGTTATTAAAGATGATATAGCTGGTGCAGTCACGAAGCTGAAAGAAGTTGGCATCCAATCAGTTTATGTTACTAACGTAGCAGAGTTCTGCGCTTGCTCTGGTGGTGGAGCAGCTGGTGGTCTAAAGATTCCTGGTACTGGTGAAGCAGCTGGTGGTCCAAAGATTCCTGGTATTGGTGGTAGTGGAGAGTCCCCTGTAGATCCAGATGAGATGTTAGGAGAAACAAAAGGTGCATTTAGTAGTTTATGGGATAGTATAAAATCTGGCGTATCTGGAATAGCAGACTGGATTTCGAGTACTTTTAAAAGTCTAGGAGATATGGTAAGCGGGTTCTTCGGAGGCGACAGTGGCGGAATAGCTTCTTTTGTCCCTACTGATATAGGCAATAAGGACTCAATTATAGACCCAATGGTAAATTCACCATATACATTAGGCGGCGGTTTTAATCCAACGGGAACAGGTTTTTCTTCGACAACATATGGTCCTTTTGATATGTTTGGTCAAAATACTCTTAACCCGTCAGGCCCCGGTGGTTTTGGTGCTATGGGTTTTGGTGCCCCTGGAGGTTTAGGTAATATTGGAGGCTCTTTCACTCCTCTAGGGGGTTCCGGGAGTCCCTTCGGAACCAGTTTTGGACAAGTTCCTTTTGGAGGATTCCCAGCGGCCACACCTTTCTCTACGGATAAGTTTACTAATCGTGCAGGACCTCTCTCAATGGGTACACCTACAGGCGGATTATCAGACGCCGGCGGCGGCCTTGGCCTTGAGGGAGTAACTGCAGAGCTTGAGAACTTTACAACAGGCCTTGGGGATGGCGTAAAAAATCTTGGCGATTTTGGTATCAAAGTTACGGATAGTAGCGGATTTTTAAATACCCTTGGTACTAATACACAGACTGCTGGAGGCAGCCTACTCAACGTAGGTAATGATGCAAGCATTCTTGGTGGTAGTTTAGGAAGCGCAGGTGCTGCCACACAAGCACTAGAAACAGCACAGTTGGGGTCTAAGGTAGCTGCTGTAGGCCAAACAACGGCGGATACTACACTAACTACAGCAGCCTATAGTGCTGCTACAGCCCTACAAACTGTAAGTGCATCTGGTGGTGGCGGTGGTGGCGGTGGATTCCTTACTGCCCTAGTGGCTACTGCATCAGGTGGTTTAGTAGGTAGACAAGGTATTGCTCGTTATGCAGCAGGCGGTAATGTTAGAACCCGTGATAGCGTGCCTGCTCTCTTAGAGCCCGGCGAGTTTGTAATGAAGAAGAGTGCTGTAGATGCTATCGGTACTTCAAATATGGAGCGCATGAACGCTACAGGTAAAACCGCTCTTAATTCAGCACCAAAGGTAAAAGTTGAAATAGAAAATAAAGGATCAGATAAAGAAGCTGAACAAGGAGAAACACAGATGGACGGCGAAACAGCAATTGTTAAACTGATTCTTAAGGACCTAGATACAAACGGTCCTATCAGAAGATCAATTAGGAGTAATACATAAAAATGGCTACATATCCAAACGACGCTACAGTAGCACTAGACGCTTTTTCGACTGTGGGAACAAAAACATATACTACTACAGGAGTCGAAATTGAATTCCCCCTTCCTTCTACAGTATCATTTTCAGGAGAGGTAATAGCTACTATTGATGGTATTGTTCAAGATGTTTCAAGTTATTATTTATCTAATAATAACGGTTCTATTACTTTTGTAGCAGCCCCAAGTGCTGATGAACTTATCCTTAGAACTATTGATTTGCCTAGTAGGTTTAGAGTAACTCGAAAGTATCCCGCTGTTTTTTACGCTCATTATTCAAATACTTCTGCTACTATTATAGATTCTAACACGTATCTATTAAACGGTGTTGCTACAACTTTTTCTCTTCCAGCTCCTGTTTTAGGTAGTATAGGAGAAAATCAAGCCAACTCTATATTTGTTACGCTTTCAGGCGTGTTACAGAATCCAGATAGTTTTACTTATCCAAGTGCTACTTTAGGAGTAAATGGTATAGACCTTTCAGTAGCCCCTGCTGTCGACGAAGAAGAAGTAGATTATGCTAATGTTACTCTAGAAATTAGAACGCTTGCTGCTCAAGTAGACTCAATTGGTCGATTTAATGATATGAGAGATCGTAAACCTTCTAATGGGTTCCAACTCGGTCGTCAATTTAATGTAAATAAATATGCGACTCAAAGCGGTTATGAAAAGAGACGATTAATGTCTCGCAGAGGAAAAAGACAGTATCAGTTAGCATACTCTAATATTTCTGGTGTTGAAAAACAAGCAATTGAAGATTTTTATGTATCTATGAACGGAGAGTATGAAACTTTCACTTTTGACTTGACACATATTAATAGTACTGGTACAGTAAGAACAAGATTTAATGGACCTCTACAAATTCAACAAGTTATTTCTGGTGGTACCGCTCTTACCCAAAATTTTTACTCAGTTACTATAAATTTAATGGAAGATTTTGATTAATGTCTACTAGACTTTATGATTATATTTTAACAGTTAATGATACAACCCCATTTAAGAATGGAAACAATATTATTGGTGCCAGTTCTGAAACTTTTGGGTATGTTGCTAATGTAGACCCTTCTACAAGTAATATTAAAGTTAAAGTTGCTAATGCTTTTCAAGAATTTACTGTAGGAGAATCTGTATACAGTAATCATTATTTACTTTCTAATGTTGTTTCAATACAATCATTTGCTGCAACTTCAAGCACAGAGTATGTTACGCTAACTGGTTTGACAATTCCTACCTATGCTACAGAACTTAGTGTCTATGTTAATGAACAAGTAGCTTATCCTAATGATTGGACCTATCATGAAGGAAATAATAAGATTCAATTTTTTGATAGCACTCTTCCAGGTCAATCAACTATTAAAGTATTTAGACAAACGGGTAATACTAATGCTTTTAGTTTTGCTTCTTCAACAGGCACTTTAATAGCTGCAAACGCAGTACAATCTTCTAGTGCTACAATTTCAGCAATAAATGTTAGCCCTTTTATTAGAGCACGACATGCATTTACTCAACCTCCTGTAGTAAGACTATATACTTTTTATTACCCCGGAGAGTGGTATCCTCCTAATGAAAACGGTAATCCTTCTGGAGAAGGTGCCGGATACGCTTGGCCTGTAGACATGCCGTGGAGAATAGCAGAAGTAATTGGTGATAATTTTTCTGATTTAACCTACAATGTTTCTTTTGCAGGAGAGAGCTATCTTCCTTATCCAGTAGAATCTTCTGGTATTTCTACTTCTTCGGATGGAAGTATTGATAGAGTTAGTATTTCGGTATCTAACTATGATAATGTTGTTACTACTCTTGTAGAAAATCCATACTTAGTAGGAAATGTTACGTCTAACTCTTGTCATGCTATGGTAAATGGTGAAATGGTGTGGGGTCTTGACCCGGCGACAGTTGTAGGTAATGTTCATTTTAATCAAGATGTCGTAGATTCTTATTATGGAACTACAAACTCAGCTTGGGGATATTCAAGAGCACAGACATTAGGGGAAGACTGGGAACAACTTAAATACGATACGAGAGATTTTCTTGGAGGAGTTGTAGAAATTAAGTCTACTTTTGCAACACATCTTGAATACTGGCCAGAACACTCTAGTATAGATTATATTAGTGGAAATGTCATATCTGTAGTAAACGCAGCTCCTTATAGAGTAGGCGATAATGTTAAAAATCAATTTGGAACTGCTACTAGAACTATTCAAGATATTCAAGAAGAAAGAATTTTATTTTTGAGTGCCCCTCTAGCTAATGCAGCAGAAACACAAAACCTTTATATCGTAAACGATGATTATGATCCAGAAGCCTATGTAAAAGATGTATTTAAAATTTTAGAAATGCCTACTCTAAATGAGCAAATTGCAGAATTTACTTTAACTAGTTGGTTACAGTATTTTAAACTACGTCTTCCAAAAAGAAAATTTTATAAAAATACGTGTCAATGGGAGTATAAAGGAACTGAGTGTCAATATCCTGGACCTCCTACCCCTCCTGCTGCCGCTAGTGCTATACCAGGTACTTTTCCGACTCGTTATGCTAATACAAATCCTATATTTGCTAATAATACTATCGCAGCATCAATAAAAGATGATGAATGTGGTAAATCATATGAAGCCTGTAGAGTTAGAAATAATACAATTCATTTTGGAGGGTTTCCAGGAACAGGAAGACAGGTACCAAAACAGTAATGGCAATAAAAGGATGTATATTACCGTGGATTCATATGCACGGTAATATGAGGGGTGAGTATAAAGCATGCTGTTTTTCTGATACATTTTATTCTAAATTTTCTTTAGGAGATTCTACTCAATCTGTAATGGATGTTTGGCACGGAGAAGAGTATAAGAACCTAAGAAAAACATTTTTGGACGGTAAAGTACCAGAGCAATGTTATGAAGTTTGCTTTAGAAAAGAAGAGTTAGGTGTTATTGAAAATCCAAAGAATAACGCTAATAATTTTTGGAGTCACAAAGAGTACCTACAAAAAACCCTTACCCCTCCTCCACCTCCCTACATAGATTTTAGATTAGGAAATACTTGTAACTTTAGATGTAGAACTTGTAGTCCTGCTGCTAGTACTGCTTGGATAAGAGAAGGTAAGTTATTTTCTATAGAGGGTAAAAAAGAAGAACAGTGGGATAATGATTTATTCTGGGAAGGCTTAGATTTAATTTATCCAAAATTAGAAGTTATATACTTTGCTGGAGGAGAGCCTCTAGTATTAGAACAACATTATAAAATATTAGAGTACTTAATATCTAAGAATAAAACGGATATAAATATTCAATACAATACTAATTTATCTATTTTAAAATTTAAAGAATATGATCTAGTATCTTTATGGAAACAGTTTAAGAAAGTCAACCTCTGGACGAGTTGTGATGGTTATAAAGAAGTTACAGAATATGTTAGAAAAGAGTTAGTTTGGGAAGACTTTGAGTCTAATATAGATATGGTTAAACCCTATGTTACCTCTATTAGTTCAGTCGTATCTATATTAACTATTTATTCTATGCCTGATTTACTTTTATGGGGTAAAAAGAAAAATATACCTATCTTTGGTACAACGCTAGTTAATCCCCCTTCTATTTCTTTGCAAGTTTTACCTACTGAAGAAAAGCAAAAAATAATGAGGTATTATAAAAATTTTATAGAGACTCACAAAAAAGATTTACATATATCTGATATTAAACACATGTCAGACTGGTTAAGATATATGAATGGTGAGATAAAAGACAGAGAAAAATTAGAGCGTATCTTTAAGAAAAATACTGGAATTTTAGACAGAAATAGAAACGAAAATTTTACAGCTATAGTCCCTCAGTTAGCAGATTGGTATGATGGAATCAAACTATCTTAAATACTTAGGAATTCAACATAATTACTTAGAAAATAATTGTATTACTCTTATAGATTCCATCTATAAAAATGAGCTTAATTCTGATGTTTTTGATGGTCTTTGGGATCATTTAAAACTTCCAGAGGGTAAACCAAAAGATGGAAGAGGTTGGATGAAACGTTTTTCTATTCAATCACTAGAAGATTGGGCAACTACTGTTGCTAAAAAAGTTGACTTGACAGAGTTGCAAGAATATGATGTAATAATATTTAAATCAGGTCGTTTAATACCGACTCATTTTGGATTATATATAGAGGCTAATAGGTTCATTCATTTACCAGAGGGGAAAAAATCTTCAATTGAACTACTAAATCAAAATTGGAGAGATCAGATTGCAAGTTTATGGCGGTGGAATGGGATAAATACGTAGGACTTCCTTTTAAACATTTAGGATTAGATCCTACTACAGGAATAGATTGTTTTAATTTAGTTAAACATATATATAAACAAGAACTTGAAATAGAAATACCATATACTACTAGAGACTGGTGTAATATAGTAGACGAGTACTGGTATCAGCAAATTCATGAAGATAATATTAAAAAAGCATCTTCTGAAACTTATGGATGGAAATTAGTTAATAGCCCTAAAGAATTTGATGTTATAACTATGACTATTGGTGCTTCTACAATTACTAATCATTGTGGTTTATATATAGGGAATAGTAAGATACTGCATATATTACAAAATCACAAATCACATATAGCTACATATGGTAACTATTATAAACAATATACGATGGGGATATATAAATGGATAGGTACAAAGACTTAGTAGCAGGATTTAAAAAACATATTAATGAAAATACTGAAGTAGAATGTTGTGGAATTATTACAAAAAACTTTGAATATATTCCTTGTGATAATCTTAGTCCTGTGCCATCAGAAAGTTTTGTCTTAGACCCCAGAGCCTTATTCAAGTATGGAGAGGATTGCTGGGGTATTTTTCATAGCCATACTGCTTATCATGACGTACTACCTAGTGATCATGATAAGAACTCTGCTATATTTAAACAATATAAATTTATAGTTGGTAGTCCAAAAGAGGAATATTATTTATACTGGTTAGATGACTTAAATTATCTAAGATTTAAACCATTAGAGGAATCAGATTTACAATGCTAGTTACTTTAAACTTTCATCCCGCGTTTCAAGAAATGACAGGAGTTAAGTCTCACCAAGTAGACGTAAACAGTATTTCTGATATACGTCATGCATTAGTGGCTTTATTTCCTAAAATGAGAAGGTATATAAAAACTATCTCTACAGGATGTTTAAAAGAAAATATTAGTTTAATAACTCCAGAAGGAGAACTATTAAAGAAAAAAGACTATGAATTTAATAGATTAAAACATGAAGAACTTACCTTAGTCCCTATTTTAGAAGGGTCAGGAGGAAAAAGTGGTCTTTTAATGGTACTTTTGGGAGTAGTTTTAATAGGTCTCGCCCTTTTTACTGGAGGTGCCTTCGCCGCTGGTGGGCTTGCAGCATTTGATGCTAGTGCTAAGGTCGGTATCGCTGGTCTGACAGCAGGAGGGCTGCTTAAAATGGGTATTGGTCTGGTTTTGTCTGGACTAATGCAAATGATGATGAAACCTCCAGAGCCTGTTAATAATAATAATAATAGCCAACAAAGAAGAAATAATGATATGTTTGATGCTTTAGAGAATACTACAGATACTAATTCTAATGTTCCTCTGATTTATGGTGCTCCTAGAGTTGCAGGACAAATGTTAAGTGGGCACGTAGAAACTATAAAACACGGAGAAAACGATACAATCGCTGTGAGTGACCTATTTTATACTAGGTCAGATGAAATTACTAGGACAAATTAAAAGGTAGATTATACAGAATGACAGTGCTTTATATTGATGATACTGCGGTTCCTTTAATAGAAGGTGGAGGCGGAGGAGGAGGTTGTTTTGCTCCTGATACTCTTATCTCTATAGAATCAGGATTTAAACCTATTTCAGATATTGAAGTAGGAGATTCCGTATGGGCTTTTAACGAATTAGGACATTCTGTTTTATCCACAGTTACTGAGACTTTTTATCACCCTATAGATAAAATATATCGCGTCGAACACGAAGCGGGTACTCTTGATATTACTCCTAATCACTGGGTGTTAAAAGAAGATGGTACATATCAAGAGCTAAAAGATTTTAAGGTTGGTGACAATCTTTTAACAAACGATAATCAACTATCTAAAATTAATTCTATTGAATATCTACGAGATGGAGAAGTTTATAACTTTAAAGTTTCTCATGTTCACTCTTATATCGCTAATGGAGTTTATGTTCATAATGGTGGCGGTGGAGGAAAAGGCGGTGGTAGCGGAACCGAAACTCCCAATAACCTGTTCTCTACAGATATTTTATTACTAACCCTTGGTTTAGGAGAAGGTCCTGTATATAGAATCAACCCAAATGGACCACAAGATATAGAATTTAATGAAGGTAATATTGAAGATTTATTAGTAGAGGGAGTAGTAGATGATGAAAAGTTCTTTTATTATACTAATACAGGAACAATATCTCAACAACGCATTCCTTTATTTGGAGACTATACTTTTATCCCTCAGAGACTACAAGGAACAGTAGAACTTAAAAAAGGTAATGCTGAGGGCGTTCCTCGATCTGCTGTTGATAAACAAGATACATCTCCTACAGCATTAACAGCCTGTAAGTTTTATTTTATCATTGGAGGCTTACAAAAACAAAATGATAAAGGAGATGTTCTTCCAGAAACTATAGAGGTAAAAGTTACATTATATAATAGAGCTGGAACAGAAGAACTAGCTACACAAACAAGAACTATTAGTGGTAAGACGAACGTTGCATTTTCTTTTGACATATACTTAGCAGTTCCTACTAATAAAATAGATGACGCTGGTTATAAATTCACAGTTGAAAAAACAAATGCTGATACTGCGTCTTCTAAAGTACAAGCCTCTGTAACTTTCCAAGGGTGGACCGAAATTATAGAAGAACCTATTGCATATACTAGAACAGCTACTGTTGGATATGCACTAAAAGCTTTCGCAGAACATAAAGGTGGAATGCCTGCTATTACTCAGATAGTTAAAGGTCTTATTGTAAAAGTACCCTCTAATTATAATCAGCCTATTTTAGAGAATGGAGATATTGATTGGAGAGAGGTAGAGGTTAGTGCCACTGATAGAACAGATTATGGTTATAGTCAACAAAAAACTGGAACTACCTTACTAACAGGCACTCCTGTTATTTATAACGGTCTTTGGGACGGGCAGTTTGTGTTCTCATGGACTCAGAATCCTGCATGGATTATATATGACATGCTAACTAATAAATCTTATGGATTAGGTATTCCAGAAGAAAATGTTGATAAATTCTCTTTTTATGATGCTGCAGTATATAATGATGCTTGTGATGTTACTACAGGTGAATTTGTAGGAGTTGCAGCAGAGGCTGATGGTACTAATAGATATAAGCCTAGAGGAGTTAAAACAAAGGTTACAGAGGTTTTAGTGGGGTTAGACGCAGGTCTTGGAGTATTAGAGAGACGTTTTATATACGACGGTGTTATATCTGACCAAAAACAAGTCATGGATGCTATAAATATTGTTAGTCTTAGTTGTAGATCTATACTATTCTATTCTGGTGGTAAAATTATGATGTATCAGGATAAGCCTGATAATATGCCAGCAGCAGTATTTAATGAGACAAATATTATAGCAGGGACCATGAATATTTCTGGTATATCAGAGGAGTCTCTAATTACTGGTGTAGATGTTACTTATATAGACCCTACATTACACTTTAGAAGAGAAGTTTTAAGAATTGATGATCCAAAAGCTCTTAGAGAACGTAATAGTATTGAGAATATTGCAAAAATTGATTTAGATGGAGTAGCTAGAAAAAGTCAAGCAATTAGATCTGCTCAATATATTATTGCTGATTCCAAATATTCTAGAAGAAAAGTTGGCTTTAAAACTGGTATAGAAGCTTCTGAACTTACCCCAGGATCTATTATTGCGGTATCTCAAAGAGCTACTTCTGTAGGGTGGGGTTATGGAGGTATAGTATCTAACTCTTCTACTGCAGCAAATACGGCTATATACCTAGAACATATAGGAAATCCTTCTATAACTTCGTCGTTTTTTACAGCTAATACTGATCCTTTAATTCTTAGGGTGTCTAGTCACACTTCTGGTTTAGTTGATGCTTATATAATTAGTAACACTAGTTTTAATCTATCTAATACTGCAAATGTTACTGGTGGTGCCGAAGTTATCAGAGTTGAGGCTTTAAGTAAATGGGATCACCCATCTAAAACTTTTAATGCTTTTAGTGGTGGGTGGGGAACTTTTCGTACACCAAGTAGGTATGATACTTGGAGTATAGGAACTATTGCTAATCCTACTGATATTTTTACTGCGCAATCGGACAAACTCTTTAGAATCATTAATATGAAAAGAGAGCCAGATGAAACAGTATTCATTGAAGCTAGAGAATATATTTCTAATGTTTATGTAGATTCTGATACATTAATTAATTATAAGCCTTTAGCTTTTACGGATTTATTCTCTCCTCTACAAGCTCCTCCTGCTCCTATGTTTGAACTAAGAGCAGTACCAAAAAGAGATTTAGACGGTTCTGTTTATACTGATATTGATATTAGTTTTACAAATGATTTTACCGGTTATTCTAACGAGACTAGAACTGACTTTTTCCATGCTCCTCCTTTTAATACAAGATCGCTAGTATCAAACACTACCCCTCAAGCATCGAGGGATATTATAAAAGTACATATGGATGATTTTACAGATATCTTAGAAGGAGAGTCTGTTACTCTAATGGGTAAAAACGGTTTCACTACAGAAATCGGAAGATCAAAAATTCTTGTTACTGGTTATGATATCGTTGATATTGGAGCTGACGAAGAAGCTAATGGGTATATTGAGCTTTCTTTGACAGGATTAAACAATCTTCAAGACATAAACTTTGGTACTCATGTTCTTGCTGTTAATGATACTTTTGACTTTGGAGGATTAAAAGGTAATGATAAGATTACTTTACCAATTAACTCTAAAGATGAGGGAGGTACAGGAGACGCAGCGGGATTATTAGGATTTATTGGGTCTGATACTAGGGTGACTCAATACAGTGCTAATGTTACTTCTTATAATGCCTCTACTAATACTATTAAAATATTGAATGATCATTCTGGTTCTACTACTATTCATGGATTATTGCCTGATCCTCCTTTTTATATTAAGGTTCCTCAAGTTATAGATCACAGATATTTTGCTAATAATTCTCTGTATGTAACTGGTACACATTTAGATTTAGTTAGAAGTAATACAGCTACTATCTCTAATTTATTTGGTACTCATACTTTTAAACAGCCTTTAGGAGTCTCTCTAAGACATATAGGCTTTGTAGAAGTATTTATTAATGGAGGAGCACACTCTGATTTTACACTAGAAAAAGGATTAGATAATTTATCTAATTCTCAAGTATCTATTAATCTAAGCACTTTACCTACCTCAATATCTAATTTAGATATTAAAGTAACAGCTAACGTTTATACTATTCCTATATTAGAAAGAGGTGATAATATTACCTGGAATGCGGGTAACGTATATGGTATTTCTGACTCTACCTTTGATATTGCGGCTCCGTCTTATGACGCTGCTCTTACTGCTAACGGTATATATAGAGTTACTTTAAGTGATAATATTAAATCTAATGTGGCAACAGCGTTTGCTATAAATATTACTGAAGATCCTGTTGGAACTGTTGGTAATTTAGATTTAGGATCAAAAACGTTTACCTTTGACCATAACCATCTTCGTTATAGAGGTCTTTTAAATTTAGCTAATAATGGAGTATATACTACTAATACCCCAGTTAATACTTTTATACCTTTAAACTTAGAGTCTGGTAGTAAAAGAGTAATTAATAGAGCTGAAGTAGGTATTCATGCTGTAAGGGCTAGAAACGTAACTAAGTATGGAAGACGTAGCCCTTTTACAACTAAAAGTGTTAATGTAAGACCTATTCCGATTAAGGCTGTTTCTAATTTAACTATTGCGGAACAGTTATATAAAGACTCAACACTAGGAGTCGCTACTAGAATTATGATTTCTTTTGACCATATCACAGGTCAAGAAGTAACCGATTATGAAATTTCTTATAAAATATCTGGAGATGTTACAGGAGACTTAACCTCTTTTAATACTGTAAAAGTGTCTGCAGCAGGGGTAGATGAAGATGGAAAGATAAGAATAAAAATAGATAATATTGAAAGAGGTTTAAGTTCAAACCCCAATGCTATTGTTGTACGCGTTACGCCTTTAAATAAAAATATTAGAGGCTCAGTAGCAATTAAACAGGCTTCAATCATCGGTAAATTAGCTCCTCCTAAAAATGTGGTAAACTTTGCTGTAGGACAGGCAAGTGACACTTTAGTTATGATTTGGAGATACGTTATTGATCCTATAACAGGTGATAACTTTGACCTTGACCTATTAGAAGTTCAAATTAAAAAGGTTGAAGGCTCTATTGCAACAGATCAATCAACTCTTTTAGACTTATGGCCTAGAGCACAAGATGTTGCTATCGTTGACGCTCGTACTAACCGAGTAGTAATTGATATTGATCAATATGGTCAATATTCGTATCTAGTAAGAACTAAAGATACTTCTGGTATATTCAGTACTGATATAGTTACAGCTTCCTTTACTTCTCAAGCTATTTCTTTTAATAAAACATACCAAACCTTTTCTGAAGATACCCCTGGAGTACCTTTAGTAGTAGGGGTTCACAACTCTAATAACACAGAGTCCGCCTATGCATCGTTTTATTCTTCTAATACAGGAGGTTTATCTTACGCAAAAGCGGATAGTTTGTTTGATTCCAGTGTAGTGGATAACGCTAATGGTTCCTCCTCTGGTTGGAGTGTAATTGGAGGATCTCCTACAGACTTAAGAGCACTAGAAAATGCTGAATATGTAACACAAATTAGAGATTTAGGTAATACTTTGACTGCTTCTATACAATTAGAATTAGTAGGCTCTCAAGCTCTTAAATCTACTTGGTTAGATTATAGCGAGCAGATAGGAGGAGATCAAGTCACAGAAGCTGCCTCTGGCTCTGGAAAATTAAAGGATGTAGATTTTTCTGGAACATTAGGTATTGGAGAAATTTTAGGAAGCTCTAACACAGGAGCAGCTACGGTAACTTATCAGGCAGAAAATAAAACTTTAGTTAGCGGATTACAAGGATCTTTCCCTGCCAATGTATATGGTATTGTAGCTATTGGAAACTATGACGGAGATGATTCTAACGCTAACGTATTTTCTTTAATTGCTGGAGTTTCTAATGATGATGAAATTATTTTGGGAGACTCTTGGTATGCTAATGGAATGTCTACAGGAAGTAATGGATTTGCGAATTTAGAAGTTGCCGGAAGCTCTTATAAACTGGTAAACTTAAAACAGTGGTTAGATTTAGGTGAAGGAGCGACTTTTTATGGAACTTCTGGTATTGTAACAACTAATACTGAAATTAGATATGCTACAACAAGTCCCTATTTTGCTAACGGTAACGTAGATTTATCAGCGTTTACTTCTGTAGCTGGTTCAGACGGTTTTGATAACTTTGTAACAGGTGCTAGAACCTTTAGATATTTCCAGTTTAGATATAAAGTTAATAATAGTGACCCGACTCAAGCTGAATTAATTTTAGATAAGTTTAACTATAAAATAACTTTAGACGAAAGATTATATACAGAAATAGTAACAGTAGATACTTTGTCAAAATATGTTGATTATTCACAGATGGCATTTACACAAATTCCAAAAGTAACTGGGTCTATTGTGAGTGCAAGTTCTAATCAGTTAGCACAACCACAAGTAATTATTCTAGATAGAGGGTTAGAAGGAGCAAATATTTCTGTATATTTCTCTAATGGAGTCTCTGCACACAATATTGGCGGACCAAGTGGTATATTGCCACAGGTAGATTTCGCGGTAACAGGAGTTTAATAAGATGGCATTAACAGATGCAAATACCTACGTATTGCCCTCTCAAGGGGCATCTATTGCGGTTTCAAGATCGCAATTTAATAATAGTTTAAGAGCACTATTACAAAATTTTTATAGCGGAGCTACACCAGATACAGATAACTTGGTAGCAGAAGGGTCTGCTATGAGCGCAACCGCTTATGATGGTATGTGGTATAGAGACTCGGATACTGGAATGTTTTATGTTTCTGATAGTGCTATTACTGTTGCTTCTGGTAGAACTAATCGACCTGTGGGAGGTAATTTTACTAGATATGGAGTTGCTTGGAGACAACAAGGTTCCTTAGCCGCTGCTGCAGCTAATATTGCTACTTTCGATGTTGGAGAAGCTTTTGTTGTAGTTAAAGATAGCGGAGGCTCTTCCAATAATAGAATGTATTTAAGAGTAGCAACAACAGGAACTTTTAATAGTGACTTTGTTGACGTTGGATTGCCTTTTCCTGGTAGAGTTGGTACTACTGAATTAACAGATGGAGCAGTAACAGGTCCTAAACTAAATGCTACTATGAATGCTCCATCTACTAGAACTCTTACTCCTAGACTCTTAATAAATACTCTAGCTAATAATCAAACTGCTTATGACTCTGCTGCTATAGAATTAAAAACAAACACTGTTACTAATGATGTGGCTTTAGGATTTAATAATAGTACTAAGCAAGCTACTATTAAAATGATTCCAGGCAATACTGGGGATACTGATAGAGGTCTGGGAGTCTATACTACTGATGCTGCTCTAGCACCAATTAGAGCTAACTTAGTTGTTCAGTCTACTATTTTCGGAAGTACTTCAGAAACTGCTGCTCCTCTTATACCTGCTGGTGTAGTTGTAGCCTGGGCAGGTTCTTCTGCTCCTTCTGGTTGGTTAGAATGTTCAGGCGCTGCTATAAGTAGAACAGCTTATTCAGCACTTTTTGCTATTTGTAGCACTAACTACGGGGTAGGAGACGGTTCAAGTACATTTAATTTACCAGATGCTAGAGGAAGAGCTATATATGGTACGTCTACTTCTGTTAGTTTAGGAGCTACTTCAACAGCGATAGGTAGTAGTTTTCAAAATAGTACTGCTTCAGGAGGTCCAACTTCTCATAGTATTACAACTAGTACAACTAACTCTACAACAGACAAAGACGTTACAAACTCCATTACAGTTGTAACAGGCTTTAGTGATCATGAAGCTCATACACATACTGTAACCCATCCAGGAATCAGTATGAAATATATTATAAAAACTTAGGAGGCACCAAATGCTTACAATTAAATTTAATGCTATTGACATTCAAACAAAAACAGTGTATTGTTATTTTAGAGATGTCGAAACTGAAGGTCTTAGAGCAATGCCGGTCGAAAGGTCTTTCCCTTTTGATGCTTTTATGGAAAAAGAACCTACTTTAGCAAAACTACTTGAAGGGGATGTATATTCTTTATACATTGAAAATGACTATACAGAGAAAAAATCTTTAGATGGCTCTTTTGGGTCTATGGAAGAAGATGAAATTGAATACTGTAAAAACTTAGTTATTAGAGCATGTAAAGACTTAGAGTTTGAAGATTTACTTGCTCCTCCTTCTGTGGATGACCAGATTGATGATTTTATTAAAGAATTTTTTGATGAAGAAGATAATCCTGCAGAACAAAAAGATTTCTTAAAAGAATTTTTCGACGAACTAGAGTCTGATAAAACAGATACATAATACGGAGATAATTTAAATGGCTATAACCCAGATTACTTCTCAAGTAATTTCCTCAAATGTTATTACAACAAGTGCTATCTCTAATAATGCACTGGAAACTAGACATTATAGTACTGCTTCTATCACAGCAGATAAACTTGCTGCTAATACAGCTACCGCTAGTCCTATAGCGGTAGCTCTTAATGCAAATATAGATTTAGTACAGTCTAATGTTGTAGCTACTCAAGTTAATGTTAATACCGTATCTTCTAACGCTGGTTCTATTCTATCTAATTTACAAGCATATGCTGAGAGAGCTAATGCAAATATAAATTTAGTACAATCTAATGTCACTGCTATAATAAATGAAACTACTGATTTGCTTATTGGTACTAATATATTTACGATAGATAAATCCGATAGATCCTTTGGTTTTAGTAATGTGGCTACTTCTTTAGGAGTAGGTCAGGTTGCTTTTGGTAGTCCTGCTAACGTTATTATTAATTTTAATCAAACTGAAGGCGGTAATGTTATTATTGGCTCTAGCGGTTTTACAACTACTCCTTTTAGGCTAGACGTACATGGGACCGCTAATACAGGTACTTTTACAGCTACATCAGTATCTTCTGCGGGAGTCGAGCTTCGTGCAAATGACTATGCTACCTATCTTGTTGCTCTTGGAGGATTAACAGGAGCTAATACTGCTATAACTAACCTACAAACTGGTTTAACAGGTGCTACTACTGATATTACTAATCTTGTAACAGGATTAAATGGGTCAAATACCTCCATATCTTCTGAGAGAGCTAACGTAGGCACATTACAGTCTGCAGTTTTAGATCATCAAGGTAACATCGCTAATATTATTGATGGCACCACACCATTTACAGGCGATGTTACTATGCAGCAGAGTTTAACTATTCAAGGTAATCTAACTGTTCTTGGTTCTCAGGTTCTTGTTGGTGTTGGTTCTACGTCTATATATGATGCTATTTTAACTTTAAGTGCAAACTTAGATCAATCTACTTCTCCTCCTGTGGACTCTGGTATCCTTGTTAATAGAGGAAATCAAGATAACGTATTTATTGGTTTTGAGGGTACAGATAATCATATTCATTTTGTTTATACAGATTCTGGTGAAGACGCAACAACTATAAATGAACTTGGATATGTAGATTTACGCGCTAACTCTTTCCATGCGTCAAGTAGCTCTGTAGTCCAGCCCGCATATAATAAATACGATGATCAAAACACTGGTATTCATTTCCCTGCAGAAGACACTATTTCTTTTGTTACTGGTGGTATTATGCGGGCTAATGTTACCTCTAGTGGTAATTTGGCTTTAACAAGCGGATATATTCAGTCACCTGGAGGCTCTGTTCATAACAGTCTTTCTTTACATGATCCTAGTTTTAATAATGGTATAATAGCTAGGTCTTTTAATAATTTTGCTGTTTTATTAGATCACAATAATAATGGGACTACCGACTTCTTTGGTATATTTAACGATATAGATGATCCAGCAGCTGCGGTAGTTGATTCTGCTGTTGTTAGTGTTAGGGCGGTCACGGGAGACTTATACTCTAAAGGACGACTAAACTCAGTAAATTCTAATGTTACAACAGATATAGTCGTAGGTAATGCTACAATTTCTGGTGCTGTCTTTTCTAATGGCGTAGAACTTCGTGCAAATGACTATGCTACATATCTTATGGCTTTAGGAGGCTTTACTGGAGCTAATACTGCTATTACAAATCTTGTAACTGGATTAACGGGGTCTAATAACAATATTAGTTCAAATGATACAGATATTCTTAATCTTGTCAACGGATTAGAGGGTGCTAATACATATGCTCTTAGTGTTACGTCTAATGTAGGATTAAGTAACGTAGCTGTCACTACTGCATTCCATGCAAACGACTATATTACCTATACTAGAATCAATGCAAACCTTAACGCTGTATCTTCAAATGCAGACGGAAAAGTAGATAAAGCTGGTGATACTATGAGCGGCGACCTTAATATGGGGTCTAACTATATTACTAATTTGTCTGATCCTATAAATGCTCAGGATGCAGCGACTCGTGCATATGCTCTAAGTCTTTTAGGTGCTTCAATTGTTCCTACTTATGTAACTAATACTTCTACAGGTACTTCAAATGTAATTGCACTAACTAATTCTCCAGCAGATATTAATAAAATATCTGTAGCCTTAAATGGAGTAGTTCAAGCTCCAACTGCTGATTGGATATTTAACACTGGAAATAACTCAATTCAATATACTTTAGCGAGCCTTCCCTCTGGCTTAGTTTCTGTTATACAAGCATGGGATACACCATAATGAGGGATAGATGCGAAAATATAGACAAATAACTACTGAATTAACTTTTAGATGCAATGCAAAGTGTCCTGCATGTCATCGTTTAAAACCTCTAAGAATAGACTTAAACGATGAGCAGTATACCTATACGTTAGATAGATTTAAGCAAGTCTTTTATCCAGAGTTTTTAGAACAACTTGACTGGATTGTTTTAAATGGTAATTTCGGAGACTCTATAATGAACAAAGAGTTTCGTGAAATTATTACATATGTTAAGAAATATGGAACACGTTTAAATATTCATACTAACGGTGGTATACATGGGTCAGACTATTGGACTGACGTAGGAAATATTTTAACCACAGAAGATATTATAAATTTTGATTTAGACGGACTAGAAGATACTCATTCTATTTATAGAATTAATACAAAGTTTGAAAATGTATTTAACAATGCTCGTTCTGTTATAGCAACTAATAGACCACAAGTACACTGGAAATATATAGTTTTTGAACATAATAAGCATCAAGTAGAAAAGGCTAAAGAACTAGCTATCTCAGAGGGTTTTCACTCTTTTTCTACTGTTAAAACTGGTCGTG